TGGAAGAAGCCCAGTCCATTCATTTGCCTGTTTATACTCTGAGTAGAGTTGCTGGTTTCGCAGGTTCGAAGCAGTAATACTGACTCATCTAATATTAATATCTCCCTCGAGAAAGAAAGAGTTTGCCACAACCAAACGGCCGTTCAGAACGTCGCGTACGGTTCCCGCCCGAAGGCAGTACTAAGCCTGACTCTACTCGCCGATAAAGTACTAATTTCCCAACGGCGATGATCTGATACCGCACCGCAATGTGGTTATCTCTTCTTTCTTTTCTTTTACCGCATAGATATGAGATGTGGACCCGTAGGCGGGGAGGGACATTGTCCTCCTTTCCCAACTTCGAAAAGCCATCGACGGACTGAACCCTTAGAGGTTACACCGTTCTGCTAGCCATCTCATACATACGGCCGAAAGAATCCAAAAATACTGGCAGAGTCATAGCCAGTCACTACCGCTTCTCCCAGCTACACAAAAGCCCGCTATCCGGCTTCACAAATTCGCTGTAGCAAATCCGGAAGAAGCAAACCGGTGCCGAGACCTGCCCGGACAAGAGGTACTCGGACAGGGGAAGAAAGAGACGTTAAGTGAGGTCGCACCACTCGATACGAGTGACGTAGTGTCAAATACGGCGAGTGAGGGTACGACTTGCGAACAAGGCAATCTCGATCAGTCAAAAGAAGTTCTGGGAAACTCTTATCAACTAGATCAAACAAAGCCTTAGGCCACAAGAACCCCCACCTCACCGCAGACCCCACAAAACGAGTAGGAGGAAGTGGCAAAGGAGGTTTGTCATACCGAGAGCGAAATTCTCTCCTGTCAAGTGTCAATTCAACAGGGCGAACTCGCTTCCCGGTCCAATAATCAGTATGAGCTCGCGTCACGACGGCGCAAATCGACTCAACGGTTGCTAATACTGAAGGTATCGGTGGAGGGCCAACGACAGACGGGAAAGAACGGTCAACAAGAGGCAAATTCTTCTCAAGAACCTCAGAAGAAACGAAAGAACTCTTCAAGCTCTCACCGTTCCAAAACCGCCCCGCCGGAATCGCTGGCCCATCCCAGACAACTCTCCTAAACCACTTCCTCTTACAGAGGACTTTCACCCAAGCGGAAGGAATGTTGGAAAGAGTGAACCCCCTCAAAGAAATTTCATAACGCATCAACACATTTACGATCCAGTGTTGTACGTCCCTCTTGAAAGACGAAATTCCCTTGAGAACGGAGGTCAGTATCTCGCCGGGGGCATTCCGAGAAGGAAGAAGGAAGGAAAGGACAGGTTTCGCAATCAAACGGCGCCGCGTAATGTCAAAAGTCTGGCTATTTAGATCAGCCCAGTGACGCGACACCATCGTCTTGCTCTCATTGACGACGAGACCGAAAACAGAGGTGACAAACCTCCATTCGCGATACATGGATTGGTTTCCCTGAAACAGACAATCATCGCCGTTAAACCTCCCCACCCTCCTAACTTCGGGCCCATAAGCCCTTGCGGCAGCCATGTCATGGCAAGCTTTGTTCAAGAGGCAGAGTAGCGGGAAACTCACCAGATTCCCCATCATACT